TCATGAAAGTTTGTTTAACTTTTATGATACAAACTTTCAGTTAATGCAACACCACAAGTATTCATTAACTGAATTAGAGGAAATGATACCATGGGAAAGAGAGATTTATATTAATCTTCTACTCAGATACTTAGAAGAAGAGAAGGAGAAACAGAAAAATAGAAAGTAACACTCTAGGAGGACACAGCATGAGTGAAACAGTTGACAATAGAAATGAAGTAAACATCGATCTTGAGAAATACACCGATCTAATGTTAAAGTTAGACGATGCAAATGACAAGATCAAAGAAATGGAAAAACTAACCAAAGACTTAAAGGTTGCAGCTATCGAAGCAAAACCTAAAGAGAAGTTCACATTTGGTTCTTTGTTTATGGATGACAATCATCTAAACGAAAAATCAATTATTGGTTTTATATCTTTTACTATGATGGTAATATTTGGAATTGCAGACTTGGTAACAGGATATATCGGTCAAGATTTAGTAATCTCTGATACCATCTACACTTCATTTGTAGTAGTAACATTAGGTTCATTTGGAATTGCAGAAGCTGGCAAAGCATTCGGCAAATAATAAGAAGAAAAAATAAATGGCAGATTTAAACGAAAAGTCAATACAGAACTTTATTAATAAGTTCAAAAATATGGATAAAGTTTCAGATGGTTTAACAGAGTCGGTATCATCTGCTGTAAAGGCATCCAAAAAAGCAAACTTCTTTATTAAAAGGACACTAAACAAATTTGGTGATGATCCTGCCGTTCAAAAATCAATCTCAAATTATCAAAAGGCATTAGAAGATCAAGTTAAACTTGTATCAAACAAAGAACAAGTAATTGCTTTTGATAAATCTGTACAAAATTATAATGCACAAATCAGAAAGCAACAAGCAATCGCAGATAGTGAAATTTCCACTAAGAAAGAAAAGAATGAAGCTCTGAAAAAAATTATAGATGTTGAATCCAAATTACAAAGTAGAAAGGAAAATATATCTAGACAGTTCTGGCAAGAAGAACAAGCAATCAATCAAAATGTCTTAAAATCTGAAGAAGAATACAACAAACAAGTTGAGAGACTAGAGAATAATCTAAGACAAACCGCCGATGGAAAAGGTTTTGACGGTTTCACCAATGGCATAAAAGAACTAACTGGTGGTATTGTTGATATCGGAAAAATCTTAGACATAGGTAAGAAGAAATGGGAAGCAGTTAAAGGAATATTTGGTGGTATCGCTTCAGCTGGAAAGGGGTTGTTTGATGGCGCAAAAAAATTATCTGATTGGTCAATATCAAAACTAGGTTGGGAACAAGAAACACTTGATGGTGAGAAAGAGTTAAACGAAGAAGAGAAAAAAGAGAGATTAGGTTTTCTAGGTGCTACCAAAAAATTAACTCTACAACTTTTAAAATCTATAGCTGCCATAGGCTTAACAGTATTTGGACCTATTTTATTACTCGGTGCTGCTATTGCTGGCATAATATACTTAATCAACAATTATAAAGATGATCTTGGTCAAGCTGTTGAAGATTTTCCTGCAGCTATATCTAGAGGAATTTCTGAGGGAGTAACTAGAATAGCTACCATGATAGACGATATGATTTCAGGTATCGGTAAAGCATGGGGTAAACTAACAGGTATAGTTGATGACATGGGTAAGGGTCTAACAAATATAATAAGAAAACTATTAGGCCTGGAAGATTTCGGAAAATCTGCTGATGACATTGCTCGTGAAGCTGCAGAAAGAGCAGGTCAAAGAGCTGCTGGCGAAGTTGTTGAAGAAGGCGCTGAAAGAGCAGGTCAAAGAGCTGCTCAAGAAGTTGCAGAAGAAGGTGCTGAAAGAGCAGGTCAAAGAGCTGCTGGCGAAGTTGTTGAAGAAGGCGCTGAAAGAGCAGTTCTTCGTGGTGTTGCTAGTGAAGTTGCAGAAGAAGGTGTTCAACAAACCAGCAGATTTGGTAGATTCTTTCAAGGTGCTAAAAATCTAGCAAAAGGTGTAATAAGAAAAATACCTGCTATTGGTTCTATAGTTGAGGGTGGTTTGGATGCAAATGACCAACATGCTGCTATGGCTCAAATACGACAAGCCTATGAAGCAGGTGTTATTACAGAAGAAGAGTACAACGAAGCAGAAGCTGCATATACAGCTAACATGGCAGGTTCAGTAGGTAGAGGTGCGGGTTCATTTGCAGGTGGTGCCGCTGGTGCAACTATGGGCGCAACCATAGGTTCAGTTGTTCCTTTCGTTGGTACAATTATTGGTGGTGTTGTTGGTGGTATCGCAGGTTCACTTCTTGGTGGTTGGGGTGGTGATGAAATTGCCACAGATGCCGCTGAAGCATTTACTGGTAGCGAAAATTCACAACAAATGATAAATGATCTTGTTGCAAGAATTCAATCAGATCCAAGAATGTCTAGTGAAGAGATTGCTGACGCTAGAGGCGAGGTAGAACAAGTAGTTAATGTAACCAATAATAGTCAACAAGTGGTTAGTGTAGATAACAGTTCTTCAGCAAGTTATAATGCAATGGGTACGCCTCAAACAAGAAATAATGATTCTACTGCTCGTCTAGCTGAAGCTTCAGTTTAGTTCTTTTATACTTAGTTTTATCTGAATGCACCTGAGTAGATGCATGAGGTGGAGTTGTCTTTCTAACAAAAATACGATCCCAAGCATCAGCAAACTTTTCAGCTGATATAAACTGTGGTCGTCTTTTTGATCCTTTGCCTGACATTTTATCTTTTTTTTCTATAACCTTTATTACTTGATCTCTTTTGTTCAAGTTTCTTTCTTCGTTGAATCTCTTGGAACTTGGTATGTTTTTTAGCTGCAGGTTTCTCGTAGAATTCCCTATTTCTAACTTCTTGTACGATACCTGCTTTCTCGCAATCTTTTTTAAATCTACGGAGTAGTTTATCAAATGGTTCAACAAATTTTGTTTTTGGATGTATTCTTGGTTTTACACTTGGCATATTATTTCTCTAAAAATGTGAAGTCGCCCCAACTGTTATAGCAACCCGCTCTTCACCGAACAATCCGCATGTAGCTATCGTTCTTACCCCTACTGAGTACCCCCTTTTTATCCACGGTCTCAGTCTTGAGGTTGTACTTTCATAGGACACATTACAAAACATACAACCTCCCCTAAAAGAAATTAACTTTCTGCTAACTTCTTAAAGTAGTCCATCGCATCATCATCACTATCTTCGTCTAGTGATGAGTCAACTGATGGTACTACAGGTTCATCTGCAACTGAAGCAGTATTCACATTTGACCAAGGCACTTCATCAAGGTCTTCTGCGACTGATTCTGCAGTTGATGTACTTACACCACCTGAGAGACCTAGCACTCTGTCTAGTTTCTCTTTGAGTTCTTCGTAAGACTTGAACTCACTTGGTGCAATAATCTCTGATAAACTATGTAGAGAAGTATATATCCCATTTAGTTTATTTTCATCTGTAAAAAGTGGTGAAACTGAATCAAACTCTGATTTGTCGTAGTTCCAATAACCATCAACTTTTCTGATTTTGATTTTGAAGTTTGCACCCTCTCTAAGATCGAAAGGATTGATCGCTTGTTCATCTTCAAATGCAGGCGAGATTGCTTCTTTGAGTTGTTCAAAGATTTTCTTACCGAATTTGTAGAGAAAAACTTTACCTTCATTTTCAGGATTTTTAGGGTCTGAAACAACAAAGACATTAGAGACATAGTGAAGTCTACGCTTCTGTCTTCTTGCAATTTCTTTGTTTGCTTCGATACCTGTATTCCATAATTGAGTATTGTACTCACTTACAGGATCCTGTTTGTTGAGAGTAGTCAAAGACTTCTCTATGTACCAACCGCCAGGTCCTTGAAAACCATGATCCCAATATGAGACCCAAGGCATTTCCTCTCCTTCTGGTGTGGGTAAGAAACGAACAACTGCAAACCCATTACCAGATTTATCTAGTTCAGGTTTCCAATATCTATCGTCTGAGTAGGACTTTGTTTCTCCGCCTGCTTGGGGAGAAGCGGTTTCCATAGCCGCTCTGAGTTTATCTAATGATGTTGACATTGTATTCTCCTATTGTATAACATCTTATTGCATTGTATCAGATTCTAAACCGAAGCCTAGAATCCACCGATCACTATTTTCATAATAATCAAGACCAGTATAATCAATTTCTTCAAAGTCGTCAAGTGACTTTTGGAAATAAATCTTACGATCTTTAAAATGCTCTAAAAGAGCAATTAGTTGGGATCGTTGAGCATTCAATACTCTACTTTCCTCAGTATATTTATGCGGATAATGTTTTGTACCCTCAAAAATATTACTTACATTACCAGATTCTAATGCATCAAATCCGAATAATGCAACTTCTTTTTCTCCATTCTCTAAGGCATAACCTAATGCACTCATACCTGTAAACAAGTTCTTGAGGAGCAAATTTTTATACATAACTATGTTATGTCTATGAAGGGAACTAAAGCCTAGAAAATCCACATACTGACCATTTCCTTGACACACAAAATGAGTATCGCCTTCGTGTCGATCAACTCGTATTTTATCTTTATCATGACTCCATTGGAATCCATCTATCATCATATCTAACATAGATATGTCTAATACTTCCCAATCTCCAACACAAACTTTATTCTCTTTGTGATAACCAAATTCAAATATATCTGCCTGCATTGGAATGTCCATAGCAAAGAGTAACTCTGGTGTATAACCCTCTCTGTAGACTGCATTACAACCCCACCACCTTTCTAATGTATTGAGGTCGAAATTGGTTCTACTTTTACCGTTACCTACTATTGTGAGCATAACTCAATAAGTCTTTCTCTGTATTTCTTAAAGTCATATGATACGAATGACTTGTACTTATTAATTCTGTTCTGTAAATCTGGATAGATCACTCTTTCACCAATCAATCTATCCCATGTAGGAAGAAAACCAATGATATCATCTAGTATACACATTGTTTCCATAGAAACTGTTTTCTTCATAAATTCTTTAAGTAGAATGGGGTGTTGACCATTCTTTACTTCGATTACTTTCTTAATGTCTCGTTTTCTAATAAGATCAGACACTTCTGTTTCAAACATGTAATAGAGTTTTTGTTGGCGTTTCTTCCATTCTTTATATGTTCGTTCAGACTCTTCATTAAGAAGATCGCCTGCCCATAAATCCTTTGTAGATAGGTTTGCAATATAGAAATCTTGCAGTTCTGTTTTATAGGTCTTGTAGAGTTTACCAAAATGATATTTGTCTTTTCGTTTGAGAAAGGAATTGATGTCTGCCTTTACTTTGCCATTGTATGTTACAAAGTTATATCCATCGGAATGAAAGTGTAACTTTATTCCTAGATAAAGCGTGTATGCATCAAATCCTTCTCTGCTTGTCATTAACTTACAATCTTAGGTTGTGCGATTGTAATGCCTGATACTGCTTGTCTGTGACCATCAGCGACTTTATCATTAGTCTCTGCCACAAAAACATATTGGTTAAATATTTGTGAAGTTGGATTTTCAACACCAGACACACAAATACCTTTTGCAAATCCCATATTACCTTGACCATCTGATAAGATCATTTTAGGATTCTTTAGTTCAACATGACCAGTTTGAATATCAACTAATTCGCCGACATACTCACCAGACATGGTTACAACGGTTACGACATCACCTTTTTTCATCATATACTCCTTATTCTGAATAAAAACTAGTTAAAGTACCTTGAGCGTTATGCCCACGATTTACCATATTAAGACCTTTTGCCTCTGCTTCAAGTTTCTCTTTTAATGTTGGAGAAATTAGTCTTTTGGCAGACTCAGGTTCTAACATATGTTTTTCGCAAACTGTGAGTATTGCACTCATTACATCTGCTTTGCCACCTCGTAGAAGTTTTTCTACTTGTTCAGTAAATTCTTTTTTAGTAAGCATTATTTTTCTACCACAAAGACTGGACCATAGAATTCATATTCGCAATCATATGAGTCCCAGCCATTGTCAAAGAACCAACTGATACCCTCATCATAGAGTTCATCTTTAAATTCTTCTTGTGCATCTTCATCTAATTGAGTTTGTGCAAAGTATACATCAAAAGAGCAACCATCAAAAGTATCCCATAGTTCTTGTTCTTGGAATCCATTTGGTTCCATCCATTCACTGTGATCTTGTCTTTGAGCTCTTTCTAACTCTTCGACTTCATCTTCATCTTGAGGTGTAATCAACCAAGTACCGTTTCTCCAAAGTGTTTCACAAAACACTCTTTCTCTTTCTGTTACATCTTTTTCATAATCGTTCTCAAAGAATTCTCTTTCAATAACACTCTTTTTAAAACGGCATGACACTTCATACGATTTACCCACTTCAATTTTTACCAATGGATATTCGTCCAAGTTTGGTATATCTTTTTCTTCCATATTATACTCCATATAAATTTTTATATCTTTCTCTCAGATCATACAATTCTTGTACATGATCCTGAGGTTCGGTTACAAACAATTGATAAGCATTGTGACCTTCAATGGCAACGATTGCACAACATTCATGCACAGGCGTACCAGTGAGTTCTTCTACCATGATTGCATATGCAGTCATTTGAAGATACCAAGGTTTTGCATACTTCTCTTCTTTGTACTTTGAACTTGTTTTAAAATCTATAATTGCAACTGCATCTTCAAAGATACCTACACAATCAACACGACCTGCCATCTTTAGATAATCTGAATACAATGGCGCTTCAATTGCTAACGGAATAATTCCATCTAAAACTGGTTGTACTGACTTAAACATACTCTCTTGTAATATGTTATCAAATTCAATGTAGTCCTTTTCTTTTCTGAGATAGTCTTCTACTAAGGTGTGAAACTTTGTACCACGATTTGATGCCATAGTAGATATCTTATTTGCCTGTTCTTCACCAACTCGTTGTCTCCAAAGTTTGATCTGATCTCGTGTAGATAAACCTACAACTGTCGTCACACTTGGATATTTTCTACCAGATTCGTCACAATAGAATCTTTGACCGTTCTCTTGTACTGTATCTAATTCTATGTACTCAAGTTCAGTTATATCCATGAGTTGTGTTCTGATCTTTGGCATGGTAATATTTTACTTGTTTTTGTTCTGTTTGTCTATGTGTTTTCTGACAACTTGTTCTGCTTTGATTCTTTTGATAGATTTATTACCATGTGTATCTGCAAGTTTGGAGGCAGGATTTGCCTCA